CATGAACATTAATACGGGCATTATGATGAAAAACATCAACAACACCGCCATCACTACAACGATCAGTGACCAAGGGACATTTTCATCGTCGCGCTTTTCGTTACCAGCCACATTAGACCCGCCGCCCAAATTCCTATGAAAATTACTGCTGAAACCCACGCCACCTTTGACTTGACCTCCGCTATTCTTTTTCTGCGTCGCCATGATGCAATCTGTGCCAGTCTAAGTTCTTCTGCGTGTGCTTCCTCTTGCTCGGCAACTATGCGCTGCCACATCTCTTCAAACTTACTCCAAAGTGCGCCCAATTCTGGCGGCGCTTGATACGTCATGGTTTCGCGTATCTCTACCAGCATGGCATCCAACCTTGCCGTAATCAGTATCCGCTTCAACGCCCGCCTACCTATACTCTCTTCACCCTTGTAGACCTGCTTGGCTTCTAACTGCTCCTTTAGGAACAACTTACTGATTGCGTCGTACGAGTCCATCAGCGCACCCAACTGATTACCAATGTTGGTGAAGACATCATTAGGATCAGTCTTGGCTACCTCCTGCACACGCTGAACTTCTGCGTGATACTGCTGCTTCTGCGCCGGAGTAGGATCAACGATCTTGTCATACTGCTGCTTCAGATCATCAATGACATCTTTTGCCTCTCCGGCAACGCTCTTAATTTCTTTGTACAACTCGCAGCCCTTGCGGACTGCTGCGACTGCCGCATTTGCTGCCGCTAATAATGTAAGCGGGTCAATTTTTTACTCCGGCTTAGAAGGCCAAGTAACTTCCCACGGGAACCCTGGCTGCTCTGTAATGTCCGCTAGTTGCTGACGGTAAGCCGCCCATGCCGCTTGATCACACCGAGTGCCTGCATCAGCCGCTTGAGTCCAATCACTTTCTGCCATTTTTTGGTTACGCTCAGTTCTAATTTCCGTCGTCTGTCTTGCAACGCGCTCGGCAATTTCTTGGGCTGTGGCATCAGTAACATTCCATACCCGCTCCCATCTTTGAGCGGCTTCATTAAATACTGGAGTTCCTTCCACTACGTTCTTAGTGTGATCAACGCTAGGAAACTGCGTGTTATGCACCGGCACCATTCCAAGATTAGGCAACCACTCATCAGGAATATTGCGTGGCAAAGAGGTATTGCTGTGATCTTTCCGAAGATCGTCGATTGAATACGGAAATTTTTCGACAACCCCGTTCTTAATCTTTGCGTACATGATTAATCCTTATTGCTGAGTAAGTTGAAGCTGGAACGCCGTAAGATAAGTTGATGAAGATACTGAAATACTTCTGTCAACTGTCTTAAAATACGGGCCAGCCGGCGCTGAATATATAAACTGCGAACATGCAGCCCCTGTACCGCCAAACACTACAAGCGCCGTCATATTGGCTGGAGCAGTGCTAAGCGCAGGCTCTCCATCAGACATATAAATTGCCAATGACAAACCACCCACCGTAGGAGTTATTCCCAGGGCTTTTTGAGTTGACACAGCTGTAGACTGCGCAGTTCCTTGCGTATTTATTGTTGTTGCATTTCTAAACACAGACATAACGCAAGAAAAACGCGATGAAGAAGAACTCTGCGTTATTGAATACGATGTAGGCTCACTTGCGGTTGCTGTTTTTCTGTATGTGTAAGTTATAGAATCCCCAGCATTTCCATCTGATCTGACAAGCACAAACCCCGACGGCACAGAAACAATAGTCTGCGCCGATGTTTGGCAAGAGATTGTCAACAACAACAAATCATTTTCTTGAATATCTACTGGAGCAACTAGTGCAATTGTTGCACCAGACGCACTACCAGCTGCACGATAAGAAACAAATGTTGGAACAACCGTGTCAGGTTTTGGTTTTAATCCAACGCTAATTCCAGCGGCAGAAAATGTAGTTGCATCTGTTTGCGGAAACGTAAATTGATTTGCGGAATAACTGCCGCTATTAATAACTCTAAACCCAGCACCAACAGATACGTCCGCCGAAACATTGGGGCTTCCCGTACTAATAAAACTTGTCAGCCCGGTTGTTGAAAAAGATACATTTCCTCCGTTATGTGCGCCAGCCCCCGCAAGAACCGCAACGGATTGAATTGCCCAGGGCGTAATTGTTGGCGGTGTAGGCCGAACAGTATTTAAATAAGTAGCAGTATTAGCAGGCGCCTGAATAGGGAATAGACTGTCGCAATAACGGTAAACTTGTATTGCAATTGCTCCACCATAGCTTGCGCTTGTTGTTGCACTCACTACGACAGATGTATCTGGGGTTGCGCCCATCTGTTTGTAATTACAAGAGAACGATGTCTCATACGTATCATTTGAAAACAGATTGGCTAAATTTGTATACCCTGCTGTTGTTACAGTTGGACCTCGATTGGTTGCGCCAGAAGAGCCGATTGCATAAAACACCAAAACAACATCGCCTTCTGCTGGCTGAGCGCTTAATCCACCAGTTAAGTCTGTCAACGAAATTGTAGTAGTGCTAGTAGTTGCAATGGAAACGGTCTTTCCGCCAACGTAACGGATAGCCGTAACCCCTTGCCCACTGCCAGCAGCAGCCATAACGATGTCTTTGGCGCTCATATTATGGCCCCAGCATATTTAGACCAACTGTAAACCCGCTCCAAGTTGAACCCCCGTCCCGCGTGAAGAAAGCCAAAACATCTCGTCCCGTGGATAAGGTTGGCGCCTGACCTCCAGGGAAGGTTAGGTTTGCAAAATATTCTATAGACCAAGAGGCGCCGTTTGTAAGCTCAAGCACAAACGTTTGCGCAACCAAGTTGGCCGGCACGTTGGAAACAGTAATCGTCGTATTGGCAGTAACAGTTTTATAAAAATAATTGCCGAGACTAAGATCAATAGCCGCTGTATTACTAGAGCCAAGACTTACCGCCAGCTCACGTTCTCCAGTAATAACAAACGCACCATTAGCTGGGAAGGAAAGATTACCAGCTCCATCAGTAACAACTGGCTTGCCTGCTATGCCATCAGAAGTCGGCAGTGAAAAAGTTAATGTGCTAGTTACAGGGATTGCCGTGCTGACCGGCAGTACGTTTGTGGCGTTATTGAAAACAACCGCAGTTTTGCCAGCAGGAATAACTACTCCCGTGCCAGTAGAGTTCTTTACAGTAACAGCATCTGCCAAACCGTTGTTGATGATGTACTGCTTTTCAATCGCCGGAACAATTAGGTTTCGTGCGCCGCCGGAAGTGCCAGTCAGATTGAGCCGCAGGTTTCTAGCGGTCTGACTTAGATTAGAGTTTGAAAGCGTGAGAGTGACATCGCCGCTAGCAAACGCAACATCAGCAGTTCCAGTAATTGCCTCTTCAATAGCGTATTGAAGGTTATTATTTGTCGTGACGCCCCACGTACCAGACTGGTCGCCCGTACCAATCAGTTCAATCTTTAGGCTGCTGTATGTGCTTGCCATAATTTGTACCTTTAAATTGTATTACCACGCCTAAACAAAATCCGGCTGAGAAGGCCAGTTAATATCCCACGGAAAGCCAGACTGTTCTGGAAGATCCCGCAACGCCTGGCGGTAGATCGCCCAGACTGTGGAAATCGCATCAGGTATATCTTTGCCTTGCGACCAGTCTGAATCTTTCAACCGTGCATTACGAGTCGCCCGAACCGATGCCGCTTGTGTCGCATCTGTTGCCGCTTGAGCTTCAGCATCCAAATCTGCGACCGAGTACTTGGCGTACCACTTACCGTCTATTAATTCTGCACCATCGCGGTAAGATACTTGATACCGACCAACCGTAGGTGCTGGCGCTGAAAACACGATATCAGACCCGAAATCGTTCAACAACGATTCGGTCAGCGCCGGAGGGAAACTGGTATTCGGGTGCAACTGCCGAAACTCCCGGTCGGTGACTACTGCACCAGTTTCACGAATTCTGATTTCCATGTTAGTCCTTTAAGCGATTGCCCAATACCAATATCTCATATCCGACAAATATAAATCACCATCGCCATTACCAGCGACCACGATGTCGTTTCCATACGCGACGCAGTACAACGGTGGTGTTCCGCCAGCCCCAGCACCGGTAATCCAAGTAGTGCCGTCGCTGGAATAAGCTGTTTCTCCAGCGGTAGCGACAGCTATGAATCGATACCCAGCATAGGTGACGCCG